GTGCGCCAACTGCGTCCACGTTAAACACGGCCTTTGGATTGCCAAGCAAGTTGCCGGGCAACTGGTAAATATACTTCCATTCGTTTATGGGGGTTTGCACTAGCTGCGCTAGCTTTACTTTTTTAATTGACCAGCTATAGGCGTACTGCATAAGCAGTGTATCACGCACATCATCATATAATCGGTCGGCAACTTGCGCATCATCTGTTCCAACAGTGAAGCTAGATAAAGGATTAGCGCCCAACATAATGAGCGCATCAGAACAGATAGATAGTTTTGTATCGCCAGCAGCCATCTAATACTCCAAAGAAAAAAGGCCGGGGCGGCGTATACCGCCCCAGCTATTGGATTAGTCGCTATCTGAAACTGCACCGATTGTGGTGCCGTCAGAAATATCAACAACCCCTGACGCATTTGACACAACAATGTGCATAGTCACAGTGCGGGTGCCGCCTGTTGAACCATGAACAATAATCATGTCGCCAACACTCAGTGTGTCTGACAGGTTATTGAAATAACCTGACGCATCCACAGCGGTGTGTGCTTCAGTTGTGGTGTAGCAGTACAGGGCTGGTGTGTTACCTGCCTTGGCCTGTCCACCCATTGGTGTGAAATCAGCTAGTACAAAAGCCATTGTTCAGTTCTCCTATTCTGTCGCTGAGATTTTGACAATGCCTTCATCGTCAATTGCAACGGCTCCAGCGGAGAACATTGAACTGACTAAAAAGCTAGTTTTCTCAGGCACATAATTTATTTCACTACGCTGACCCATGCCAATGCCCATGCCGATTGCATCGCGGTGGAACGCGAAGCAAGTGCGTGTTGATGGAAGCGGCAAGCCACCTTCGTCACGGTCGCCAAGGGTAATGAACTTGAAGCCCAAGAAAGTGTCAATTTCGCCAGTAGAAAGAGCCTTGACTGTAGCGAAATCGCTGCTTGTCAATTCTGTTTCATCTAGCAATGCTGACAAACCGTTTGCGTGGATTACCATGCAACGACCTTCGGCTGGCACGTTCTTTGTGTCAAGCGCCTTTTTAGCTGCAAGCAACTTCGCAAGGTTCATGTTTGTACCAGAGCCACCAACTGTTGTAGCAACTGTTGATGGTGAGGATGCTGCGTTCAGCGCGTCAATGACTAGCTGATCCATGCGGCGTCCGATAGCACCTGATACGACTTGAACTAGCTCACGCCGCTCGTCAAAGTTCACTTTTTGCTGGTTGAAAATGTCGCTGTACTCAGCAGCAATGTAGTCGCTCATTGTTGCAGTTACTTGTGAGTAGCTGACATTCAATGGGGTTACATCTGTCTGTGGTACGCGGATTGTTGCGGTGCCTTTCCCAATTTTAGGGAACTTTACCTGTGAGCCTTCTACATTTGTCCGCTCGCGGATAACACCGGCTAAAGAGCGTGCGCCCTGATAAGCCTGCTTAACTTCCGCATCGAACATTTGCACGAAGGCGTTAGAAATAGCTACTGCCATTTTTCTGTCCTCTCGGTTTAAATGTTTTCAAAAAAGTCGCATCAGGTATCCGGGGTGCCGGGCTGACAGCTTGGGCATAAACGCTACGCCCCCAAGCGGGTCTAACAGGCCACAGGTGGTTGTCTGTCAAGTGGATTTTAACAAAAAAAAGCGCGACCCGCAAGCCGCGCTATTATTTAGATAGCAGAATAGTCTTGCGTGCCATAGGCGCGCTCAAACATCTTCTCGACTTTTGCCCTAAAAGCTGGGTCAGTCTGGTACTCTGGCTTGCCTACCATTGCATTCAATTCCTCTTTAGATGGCGCACCATCCACAGGGGTCATGTCTACAGGGATAGGTCGGTCACCATAATAGCTACGAACTTTTTGCAAAGCCTTTAGACCCTGCGCGGTGCCGCCCATAATCTTAAACTCTTCAAAGTCACCTTCTGACCAAACACCCTTGCGCACCAAACCCTGCGCCCAATCTGTCATCGATTTAATAGTCGCATCAGCATTCGGGCCAAGCTTTGTAAGCTCTTCCTGATAAGAGATTTCAGCGCCCTCTTCTTCCTGTTGTGCCATAGAAATAAAGCTATTCGCCAACTCGTCAAACGCACTCTGGCTAATACCATTCTCCTTCGCCCAATCTCGATATGTCGAGAGAAGCGGGTCATCATCAGAAATGTTTGCATCTTTAAATAAGCTATCATCATATTGCTCCGGGGCTTTGTGCTTGCCCTGCGAAAACTTCTTCTGCAATTCGCTGTAGGACTTGACCAAGTTTTCTAGGTCAGGCCCATCGTCATCATTCCAAAATTTATCTGGATACCAGTCAGGTTTTGCAAACTCTACCTCTTCATCCTCATTGGCAACCGTCACATCGTCTAACGATGCTGGCCCTGCCTCTGGTTGAATGTGGGAGATTGTGCTTTCTTCCGGCTGCTGGTTATCCTCTGCCTCAACTTGCGCTTGGGCCATCAGTCCATCTGGTTCGTTCATAACTGCCTCGCTCTCTGCATGCGCTTTTCTATCTCGCGCACTAGTGAATTTTGCCCCTCTCTGGCAAACCCGTGTGAGGCGTCCTCACCCGGATACCAAGTGGGCTGCTCAATCGTCAGTGAGCGAAGGTGTGTTAGTAATTGTTGCCCATCCTCACTGCCGTACACGCGCAAATATAACCTGTCTATGTCGTCTTGGTTATCTTGCTGTGTCAAACGTGCTTGCGGCTCTACTGTCCGCAAGCTATCCCAACCCTCTTCAATCATGCTATTCCTCTATTGCTTGCCCAGCTTGCATCGCCATCTGTGCCGCTTGCATCTGCGCCATTTGTTCTGCCATCTGTTGGCGCTCTTCTGGCGATGTGCGTAGCTCTGCCGGTATTCCCATCTTGTCAGCCACATGGTCTGCGATAGCGCCAGTGCGCACAGCCATTTGGCCATCTTGTCCAAGTGATGCGGATAACTGCACCCATTGCATTATCTTCTCAATGCCGCCCATGTTCTGCGCTTGCGCAATCGGTGACACTGGCTGCACCTTAACCTCTAGCCCGTTTACCTTTAGCGGCATCTCAATCATTCCGCGCTCATCCATTACCGCAAGAATGCGAGAGACAACCGGGATCATGGTTTCTGTGATTAGACGACCAAACGAACTACCCATATTGCTGGCTAGCTCAGATATCTTTGCCGACACCTCTGTAGCTGACCGAGCAGACATATTGTCTGGGGGTAGCGTGTCGTCCATCATAATCTTTTTAATATTCATGCGCAGGTCGTTGATAATAATCTGCGACACGTTAAAGTCGCCAGACCGTGGCAACATGCGCAAGCTCTCACCCTGTGGCCCACCATTACGCGCAACCGGGATGATGGCACCCGGCGCAATGCGTATGGTCTGCGGGTTTAGCACGCCATCATCTGCCGCTGTATATACACCAGCGATAGACAGGCTAGCGTTTTTAAGCAATAGCTCTAGCGTTTTGTTCAGTGTCTTGATGTCAGCAATAGCTGTGACCAGTGGGCCACGCCCATACACCTCGCCAGCTACCTTCATATAGCGCGCCACAACCCAAGGGCTAGACTTCATAGTGCGCTCTACAATAGCTTCCTTGCCTTCCTTCTCGATAACATAATAATTGTATTCGCCCGTATCTAGGTCTAAGCAAGTAGCCTCGACTAGCTCTATCTCTTCGGTAGGCTTGTCGTCAATCATACGCTGTAGCTTGGCTGATATCTCCGCGTCATCCCAGTGTTGCGTAATAGCTTCTGCCTTCATGCGCATGCGCCGGTAGACGTTATCGACCTTACCGTGCGCGCCTTCCTCGATGCACACTAGATATTGAGGCACGGCGGTGAACCGGATGGGAGTGATGTCATCACCGGGTTGGATAAGCATCACCGCCGTACCAACTGCTAAGTCCATGAGAAACTCACCCATAGACAAATCAAAATTAGTTTGCCGCAACAGCGCAAACATCTTGTCGCTGTAAATATCTAGCGCGGCCTGTGCTTCAATACGGCGCTCTATAGGAATGTCTGGCCCCGGCTCTAAGCGACACCAGTTTGCTTGCGGTGGAAATAACCCAGACTGAATACGGTTGGCAAAGCGCTGCGTGGAATTGATAGCGGTGCTATCAAACACGCGCGCCATTTTGTTTTGGCCGGGTGACCCGCCGCCCTCATAATAGCCATCGTACAGGTTGCGCTGTGGTAGCGCAAACTCGTAGCAATCCTCGTATATCTGTCGCCAGTTGTCCTTGCGGCGCTGTGCCAAATCGTGGCGCTTCAGTATTTGTGCTGGGGTCATCATGCTTGTTTATGCCTATTTGCAAAGTTTCGCGCTGCTTCTTTAGAGCCAAAGCCCCATGCCCTTAGTGCCAACCCAAGGCGCGTTGGCTTGCCGTCCTTTTTCTCCGCGCCCTTCATGCCGGCAAAGCGTGCGGCAAATGATACGCGGCGTGGGTTGGTGCCAGACTTTACCGGGCGCTTTAGGTTGGCGCCTTCGGTTTTCTTAAAGTGTTCGCGTCCGGCCTCGCTCAAACCACCCTTGGGGTTCTTATGTACTTTTCGCACGGGCGGCTCTCATGTTGTCAATAAGGTTAGGATATGGACGGCCAGCCCTTGCAGCGGCACGCTGTGCGCTACGCTTTTGCGCTGGAGACAAACCCTTGGGCTTGCCTAGACCCTTGGGGCGTTTCTTTTCCCATACGGCCTTTGGTTTCTTGTCAGCCATTCTTATTATCCTCTGCCATTTTTGCTTTCATGCGCTGGTAAAACTTCCACAGCCTTTGGCCGGTGGTTTCTGTTGGCGTACCTTTTTGGCCCTTATATTGTTTACCAAGGCCAATTTTATCTGCAAATTTTTCAGCCATAAGATTTCTTCTTTGCCATTTTTGTTTTCATAGATGCGCCAGTTACACGACCGCCAGTTTGCTTGGCGTATTCTTTCGCCGCGCTCATGCCGGCCTTTGTGTACGCAAATGTGCGCGCCTTACCGTCTTTAGAAACTACCTTTGGCATTACTCTGCCCCCAATGTTGTTTGTTCACCTTCACCACCGCCTAAACGACCACCGCCAAGCAACGCTCTGCGACCGCCACGGCGTGCGCGCTTAGATGCTGCCGCCGCTCTCTCATCAAGCGTGGCTACGGCTACCGGCGCAACGTCCTTTAGTTCGATTTCTTTTGCTGCTTTTTGCATAGCTGGCACTACTGCCTTTTTTCCAAAAACTGCGCTCATAGCTGGCCCCCACCTAATGTTGACTGAATGCCTGTCTCAGCGTTTTGACGCGCTGTGCTTAACAACATACGCTTGCCGCCTGTACGGCGCGCACGCTGACGCGCAGATATAGCACGCATCTTCTGTTGCTCATCTGCCTCAAGGCGCTCTTCTTGGCGCTGTTGTGCCGCTGCGATTTCTGGATCTGGTAGTGGTGGTTTCGGAGTTTTAGGGGATAGCAAACCGCCCATTAAAAATACCTCGCAAACATAAAATAATCTTGACCAATAGGCCCATACTTTAGCATGCGGCCTTCGTTAGTGAATTTTACCGCAGATGCCCACCTAACTGCAAACGAATTATTAACTTCGACTGTCATCTGCAATCGGTGTAATTGCAAGTCGATAGCGATGTGATTAAAGTATCGCATGGCTGTGCGTGTAGCCGATATCGGTACGCGCTCAAATTGATATGATGTAAGCAACCAGACTTCCGCGTTGCCCGGCCACAGCTTAATAGCCCCGAATGAGCAAATCATTTCGCCTTGGTGCAATACCGTATAAGCATGCTCTTGTTGCTGGTACATCTTTAGCAGCGCTTCGTAATTAGGCACATCATCAAATGGCTTCTTGTCAAACTCGCGCAAATCCATATTGTACGGGTGCGCCCAGTGAAACGGCACTATAGTTGCGTCTTTGTTGCTAGAAAACATCGAAGTCCATCTTGGCTGTCATTTGCTTAAACTGGCCGCTGGCGTGGCTGTTGCGCGTTAGCTTGCGATGCTCAGACCCCATCATTAGGTAGCCGTAAGCATCGCCAACGTGCGAATGCTCGTTCTTGTTTGGCGCATCCTTAAACCGTTCCTGACCACCACCCATCGCAACGCGCTTAAAATGATAGCCACCAGCTAGCGACTTGCGGGTGCGCGTGCAGCTACGGTCTACGATAATGCCGGGCTTGCCGTCTATAAGCCGGTTCATTGGCGCAGCACCAGCCTCACGGCGCACCATAAAGTCGTTTGACGCGGTAGGCTGTGCGCGCAAGCCAAGCGTGCGCATATGCTCAAACGCGGTTACCTCGAATATCTCATCACGCTTTGCACCAGCCGGGTCACCCCAGATAAACACTTCGCTCTTAGGAAAGCGCGTATTTATGTCAGCCATCAAATGGTGACAGAAACGCTCTAGGCCCATGTCAAACGCAACAAGCTCATGCACGACATGCCAACGCCCGTTGTTCATCTTCTGACCAAACACGGCGGCAGGGGTCAAACCAAAGTCAAGCCCAATATGCACAGGCCAACCCGGCTCTATCTCCACATCGCTGGACATAATGCTGTCGCTAAACTCCGGCCACACGGCCTTGCCGTCCTGTACATAAACGTATTGACCAGCCGCGTAGCACTGTATCCAATCCAAGTGCTTGCCGGCTAACTGCTGCTCATAGTAACCGCCGGGCAAGTTGTTTACGTTTTCTGCTTGCGGGTTGTTAATCCAATACTTGTTAGCCGCAAAAATGTTGTGTTCGTGTTCCTTAGTAGCCTCGATAACGCCGCCGGGTTGTTTGTAAAACCTCCACGGGTACTTGCCCTTGATAGGCTCTTTCTCCGCTAGGCGATGCCACCAGTGGTCGTCTGACATTGGGTTGGTAGACATCCACACACCACGCCAAGGGCAACCGCCGTGGCGCTTTGTAGGGTAACGACCGACACGCGATGTCAGGCCATCGACTACCGCCTTGGGCAACTCTCGCGCCTCGTCAATAAAGCCGCCGGTCAATTCAAGTGACAACAGCTTGCGCACATCCTTGGGCTGGTCGAGCGCTAAAAAGATAACCTCGCAATCAAGCCCCGGCGTGCCGTCACGCGGCGGCAACTTAATGTGGTGCGTGATAGGCGGCGACCAACGCATCTGCCCCCAAGTATTCTCCGGGAATATCTCTTGCCATGTCTTAATGGTCGTTGTGCGCAGTTCGGGATAGCTGTTTCTGATTACGGCAAAACGCGTATATCTTACATTGTCCACAGGCGAAGGTGGTTGCTTTACAGCACGCAGCATCACCTCGGCCAGCGAGGCATATGTCTTTCCAGAGCCTACTGGCCCAAGTAGACCCCGCACAAAAGAGTTGTCGTTTAAAAAATCCCATACGGTCGGGCTTTCGCTAAAATCTAAGTTAAGGCCATTCAGCACCTCGGTGGTCGGCTGCTTGGTTCTGCGCCGCGACCTGTCTGTCGCTCTAGTCGCTCTCGCCATCAAAGTCTCCGGGAATATACGTTACTATCATCATGCCCTCTGTAACATCAGGGTCAGTCATGCGCTCGTCAATATCCAACAGCACGCCCTTGCAACTAGAGCAAACAACTTGCTGTGTCTCCGCGTAACACCGGCCACGCGTTTCCTCGCCGCAATGGTCGCAGATAACATAGTCAGAAAAAAACCGCACAAAATTATTGTGCGTCATCTTCGTCACTGACATCCTTTACCTCATACGTTGTGGTTTGCGGCCCGGTCACGTTAATGCCTATCATGCTAGGGCGTTGGTCATCGCTGTTCGGCTCTAACAAACCGCGATGCTTTGCTAGCAAGCGCAACGCGGACAGCTTGTCGTGCATCTCTACTTCGATGGTGTTGCCGTGTTGGTTCGGCGTTACCTTCACCTTCTTGATGCTACGCCGTGCGCGTTCTGGCAACTGGTCAGATGGCGTAAGCTGCACCTGACCCATAGCATCCCAGCTAATGACATCGGTAGCCTCGCCAGCCGCGATGGCCTCTAGCTCTTGCACTACCGCCTCGCGCTGGTCTGTGTCTTGGCTAGCTAGCGCCGCGCGCTGTTGCCTAGTTGTCAGGGGCTTCTTGGACACACTTGCCTCCCGTCCACGCATACCCAGCAATGTCTACCCAACTATCCATGTGGTCAGGCGTCTCCATCAAACGCGCTAGCTTTACTTGCACCATCATCATGGCTACCTGTTCTGCGGTGACCTCGGTGCCTAATGTAATCGACCACTGCGCGGCTATGCGCTCATGGTTGATATATACGTTGCCGTAATTCTTGCCACGGTCGGCAACCGCGTTTTTCGCCTCGTCTAATATATCCACAATTCTCACCCTGCTATCTCCAAGCCACATGTCTCGCATTTCATCTCGCCGCCCATTTCCGATTGACACTTAGGACACTGCCCATTGGCCATCAGCTTCGCCATAGACCCGTCACCTGTGGCGTAGGCAACCGGCACATATTCCGTCATAGGACATCCGCAACGCTTGCACCGGCAATGCTCGGCGTCCTCCCATTTTATATCCACGCACCCGCAATCGGCGCAACGCATTTCCTCTTCATACATCTATCCCAAGCTCCCTCAATGTTGGTGTTTCTACATTATCATCGTCTTGCTCTTCTGCGCAATAGCGGTGGCCGCACCAGTAGCATTCGCATAGTTCTGCGACTTCGTCATATAGCTGGTGGTGGTCGGCTCCGCAGCTAGGGCAAGTCATACGTCAGAACCGGGGAAAATTTTGTGTGAGGCCCCCCGTACAGTACCGGACGGGGGCGGGGGCAAGGGGTCGCTTTTTCTGCCCGGCCATGTTTTTGCGCGCTGTACATAAGCAAATCAACCTTTGTTTTCCTGTACGTCAAAATAACGCACTACGTCAGACAGTGCTGGCACACCAGCACGCCTCTCTATCGCTTGGTCGCACACCGCAAGCGTAGCGGCACGCACATCGTCAGTCGATACGTCACGCAATGCCAGCCGCCGGGCGTGCGCTATCTCATTATCGTACAGCCTGACCTGTCCTGTTGCCTGCTGGACGGCGCGCAAGTAGGCGTGGCAGAGTTCGCCAGCGTGCGTGTCTGTCTGTGGTTGTGCATCCCCCAGACCCCCTATCTCTTTACTGGTATCATCCTCTTGGTCTGCGCGTAGCTGTAGCGCTTTGGCGGTGTGTATATCTTCATAGGTTGGCAATGGTTCATCACCCTTCCACAACACTTGATACCTGTTTGTTTTCCACCCGCTGGCTGTCTCTTGGTAGTCCTTTGGGTTTAGCTGTCGCACATAGTTACCAGCCTTCAAACGCTTCATCGCTTCCAGAATGCTCTTTCTTTCCGCATAGCCGCTTACTGAGCATAGGGTATCGAGCGATGGCCAGCATACCCCAGCACGATTAACAAACGCACACAGCGCGCCCAGAACGCGAAACTCACGCTCTTTTAGCTTGCGGTCAGCACACGCACGCATTGGCATGACACTGTACGGTCGCTTATTCTCAGAAAGGGATGTCGTCATCTAACTTGTCCTTTAATGTTGGTTTAACGTCACTCACCGTTGCACCGGGGAACGTGTCCTTGACCGCAACGGCTAGCGCGTTCTGCTCTGACCACTTGGCCAGTATCACCGCCACCTCTTGCACACAATACACCAGCGCGTCAGGCATGTCGTTCTTGATATGTGTAACCGCTTGCTCATCACGCGCAATGGCAACCACCTTGCCATCAGCGTGCGCTGTCCACACATCCATGCCTATCTCTTTGCCACCCAGCGCGATGGCTTCCTTCTCCAGCGCACCATAAGCACGCAAGGTTACAGCCACATGATGTTCTACATCTACCGCTGCATCACGTTGAATAGCATCGTTGAGTTTGTCCATCTGTTGCCAGAACCTATCCCGCAACTCTGGCGACACAAGGTTAGGCAATCTCTCCACACCCCATCGCCTTTCATAATCAGACACAATTCTGTCATATTCTGTCAGGTAGTTTTGTATCTTGCGATAGGTTGCCTCACTTGTGACCTTGGTTCCCATCATTCGCCTCAATGCTGTAGCATCAGGCTTCTTTACTTTTCTCATCCCTTTACCCTTTCTCCGTGCTGTGCGTGCGTGCGTGCGATAACCATAGGGATTATCGCACAACACCACGCGTGCGACTTCAGCGTGCGACCGTGCGATTTAAGGTTTTTACAGTCGCACGTTTCCTTATAACCCTTTGTATTCCCACACATAGCTTCCCTCTATCACAATCGCACGCTTTGTCTGTAACGCATCCCGTGCATCTCTGCGCCTAGAACGCGTGCTATCAGGCGTTTTCGCACGGTGTTTGTCGTGCCACGCTGTCACCGGCACGCGTTCTTGGCCTAGTTCAACAGACAGATTACGCAGTGCTTGCAGGGCTATTTTCTGCGGCTCCGTCAGCTTCGCACTACGCGGCTTCTTCTCCGGCATGTCTGCCTGTGTCATCACCACGCTCACATCGTCTATCAGCGCGACCGGGGTCATCGTAAACGCCACGTCTGGCATTGGCTCTGCATCCTTCTGCTTCTCCGTGGCCAGCGTCACTGTCTCTTCTAGCTTGCTCACCTTGATGCTTGTATCCACTGCACCCAACAGCGCCGTAGACCCACGCATTCCTCTGGCCGCGTCCTTGCCGCTGTGGTGTATCGCCACCACCGCACATTCGCAGTGGCGCTTTACTATCTCGCAAGCATCCACAAACAGGCCCATGTCGGTTGCGCTGTTCTCATCACCGCCGAGCAAGGCGCGCGCTACGGTATCCACAAACACCGCGCTAAACTTTGTGTCGAGGTTATCAATGGTGCGCAGTAGGCGCTCCACATCGTCAGGTTCGCGGAACCTCACCGCCGTGGGCAGAACATAGAACGGCACATCCGCTGTTAGCTTGTGATGCGCTTGCCATGCCTTGATACGCTTGCCCAGACCGCCAACACCCTCGCCAGCGATGTACAGCACCGCGCCACGCTGCACTGGGTTGTTGTGCCATGCCTTGCCATAAGCCACCGACAGCGCCATATCTATCGCCAAAAATGATTTACCAGCCCCCGGCTCACCGTACAGCACGCTAAACCCATGCTTGGTCAGCAACCCATCCACCAGCCATTCCACAGGCGGCATGTTACGCAGATAGTGTACATCATACACATCGAATACGTCTGGGCGTTCTGCCGGCGCTTCCACGACCTCTGGCGCCTGTTCAATCGGCTGTGCCGATGTGACCAGCGCCGCTAGCTCTTCCTTCGTACCACCAGCCTGTAGCCAATCGTAAACGTCTTGCTTATCGTCTAGGCCCGGCAAGTTGACACAGTTGATAGAGTTGACCACAGGCAAGAGGTTAGCCGCCACTACGTCAGCATGTGCCTTGCCAGCCTCATCAGCGTCAGGCAACACCACAACGTCACGCCCGGCAAACCATTTATTTAGATCCGCGTGCCAGTTCTTCGCACCGCCATGACTGGTTGTTGCTACCGCGCCTAGCTTCTTCATGGCGTCTGCGCACTTCTCGCCTTCCACTACGAATATCTTTTTGTTCGGGTTGGCCATGATGTCAGGTAGATTGTACGGCACCGGGGTAACGTCCTTGACATTCCACACCCAGCCGCCCTTTCCGTCAGGTCTGCGCTGCCTGAATGTCTTCGGCTCGTAACGCACGACCTGATAGATGCACTCACCATGCTCATCTATATAATCGTATGCCTTTGACATGTACCGCGCCGGCTGAATGGCTTGCTGTACTTGCTTGGCTATACCAAATTGCTTTTCCAATATCTCCGGCAGACTGCGTAGCTGTGCGCCCTCATTGATGCGCACCATGTCTATGACGCCGCCACCTTCGTTGGCCTCGAAATCAAACCAAGTGCCTTTGCGCAAATCAACACTGCGTGACCCATGCGTACCCCAGCGCAACTCATGGCCGCGCTTTTCTTTTGGTTCGCCCCAGTAATGCCGAGCTATCTGCTCTATATATGCTGCTATGTTCTGTGTCATCTTATTCCCTCTTCCCCTTTAAAAATGGTAGGGCGCCGGCAAAGGGAGGAAAACCCAGCGCCCTACCAACTGCTAGAACAGGTCAGCGCCACTCGTTGCTGGCTGTTCAACAGGCGCATCCGGCGTTGGAGCCGGTGCGCTAGGTGCTTCCGCACCATCCCTGTCAAATGCCGATGGGCGTTCTACCCACTGGCTGATTTCCCACACCGGCACCTTGAAGCGCTGTTCGCCCTGCGGTGTATTCACGGTTGTGGTTTTTGTGGCTGTGACTTTCATCACAGGACACAGGTCGGGGTTGTTCGCGCGTTCAGCCTCGTATTGATTGTGTAGCTGGTCAAACGCAGATTGCACCATTTTCGACTGACTGCTGAACTCACGCAAGCCAATCTCGCGGCTCACTAGCTTCACGCGAAACGCAGACTTGTAATCATCGCCGGGCTTGTCCGGCATGCGGTCACCCAACTTGACCATTTTGAAATCAGGGCGGTTGCTGACAAACGCCATATAGCCGACCTCGATGTTTTCCATGTCGATAGCCACCTCGAACGGCAGTTTCATTTCGATGCTTTCACGCACCCACTCGCCGTTTACATTCTCGCTCTCAACGCGGTAGAACTCACCCACCTTTGCGTCAAACTTTATTATTGGCGTGATGTTGCCACCGCCGCCACCTTCATTTGGTAAACCAAGTGCCATTTTATTTTCCTTTACACTTTACTGACCAGTAGCGCTGGCCTCGCATTACCCGTTGGGCAATCTATTTGAGCTACGCCGCTTCATTGCAACGCGTGCTGTGTGCGCAGATATAACAGAGCTACGCCATTTTGGGTTGCGCCATTTGTTTGTGTCGCGGTCTGGTATCGCAAACAATTCCTCACGCCGTTTCTTTAAATACGCGGCGAACTCTTCCACGCTCATATCACTCGCTAGTTTCATTGCACATAAGCTCCCTCGCAACCATACAAAAATCATCAAACGTCATTTCAACCGCATACTTCCAGTCGTACCCGTCACCCATCTGGCGCTCAAACGTGGCCAACATTGCCAGCGCCTCGATAGGCACGCGCCAGCGCTCCGGCAGTCTATCGAACTTGTAGACCAACGCCGGTATCTTCCCGGCCTTAGTTGCCGCCACGCAAACCTGATCCCAATGGCTTGGCGAGGCGAATGTTGAGCCAGCCTTGTACCGTTTGCATTCCACCACGAAGGGGAACGCGTCATCTTCGCAAGTTAGGTCAGGCAAGCCAGCTTCGGCCCACTGGTCTAGCACCCGGCGAAACTCTAGCCCAAGCTCTAGGTGCAAGCGCTTGCGAACATCGCGCTCGTATTGGCTTCCTTTCGTGCGAGAGTTAACCATTGCGTGCCGCCGCAATCACACGGTCTAGGTCAGACCCGTCCTTGGTTAAGCGCTTTTCTAATTCCTGCGCCAGTATCTCGTCAGCCAATGACGCCATCGAGCGATGCGCGGATTGCTCGACTGCTTCCTTCAGCATCAAAACCGTCTTGGTTCTGAGCCGTAATAATGTTGGTTTTGTGTTTGACATGATATCGCCCTGATATTTTTTTGATATTTATGCTTTACATTATGATATCAATGTGCTATATAATAGTTGACGGCACGTTGACCGTCAGTTGAAAGGGAAAGAAATGACAGTATCAGCAAAAACATTTGATTGGATTACAGACAAGATAGCCAAAGGCATGACAGTCGCTATTACCACTGGCCTTAAATCAGTTCACGTTTCACCAAAAACATTCGCCGCGTTTGACAAGGCTGGCAAGCCAATGTTTAAGATCAACGGCGCAAACGAATTGATGATGGCAGAAGGCAAATCATACGTCTGTATCGCAACACCTGACATGGTGTTGGTCAAAGTTTCAGCACACGCATAAAGGGGCATAACCATGAAATTCATCGTCTACTACCGCGTATCTACTCAGCGTCAAGGCCAGTCCGGCCTTGGCCTTGAGGCACAGAAGCACGCTTGTGCGCATTATGATATTGTCGCTGAGTACACCGAAGTGGAAAGCGGCAAGAAGGCTAACCGCCCGGAGCTTGCCAAGGCACTGGCGCACGCCAAAGAGGTAGGCGCGACCCTGCTTATTGCCAAGCTCGACCGTCTGGCGCGTAACGTACACTTTATCACAGGCTTGCTCGAAGCTGGCGTGCCTATCACATGCGCTGACATGCCAGAGGCAGACCGCACCTTTTTGCAGATGGCCGCTGTCTTTGCAGAATGGGAAGGTCGCCGCATCTCTGAGCGCACAAAGGCCGCGCTGGCCGCTGCCAAGCGCCGTGGCGTAAAGCTCGGCTCACCTGACCCATCCAAGGGCGGGTCAGTGACCGGCAAGCAACGCGCTAGCGCCACCGCACAGGTAGCGCCGCAAGCTATGCCTGTAATTAACGCATTGCGCAAGGCCGGTCAGAGCCTACGCGCCATCGCATCCGCTCTTAATGAGGAGCAGATACCAACCGCTATGGGCGGTCAGTGGCACGCATCCAGCGTGCGTAACCTAATCAACGCATAAGGGGATTATCATGCAGAAAGTTGCGGGAATATTATTTACATATGCGCTACTCAGCCTGTGGGTCATGGGCTGGTTAGACATATTCGGGCCAGAATATACTTGGTGGAACTTTATTTATGTGATGGGGAATTGATATGGAAATCATCGCACGCAAAGAGGCACAGGAAAAGGGATTGCCTCGATACTTTACTGGTAAGCCGTGCAAGCATGGTCACGTTTGTGAAAGGCTTGTTTCGCAGAAAGTTTGCATTGAATGCAAACAAAAATTCGATAAAGGGTATTATGTGAAAAACAAAGAACGCTTGTTAAAAAAGGTGAAGCATTACGCGGAAGCGAACAAAGACAAAATTACGCAGTATCATTTAGAATACTATGCGCGTAATCAAGAAAACATGAAGAAGCGTTCTTCGAAAAGGTATAAAGAAAAACGCGAAGAAATATCTCAAAAATCAAAAGAATACTATCAAAAAAATAGTAAAGAAATATGCGTTAGAGTGAGCCAATACAACCGAAAGAACAAAGAAAAAATACGCGTGGCGAGAAAAGCATACGCATTGAAAAACTCTGCTGTGTTGAGTGCCGCAAAAGCAAACAGAAAAAAGCACGTTAAAAAGGCAACGCCGTTTTGGGCAGATATGCACCTTATAAAAATAAAGCATAAAGAACGTGTCGCTATGACAAACATGACAGGTCTTGAGCATCACGTTGATCACATAGTACCGTTACAAGGTGAAAACGTGTGTGGCCTACACATAGCATCGAATATGCGTGTTATTTTAGCAAGGGACAACATAAGCAAAAGAAACAAATGGGAGACAAACTAATGGTCGGCAAACTTACACCTGATAATATGCTATCAGCCTCGCGCATCGCGCAGTTGATGGGTCAATCACCATACGCAACGCAAAACGAATTGCTTGCTGAGTTTATAGACCGCGATGCTGGCAAAGAGCCAGAGCCATGGGAAGGCAATGAGCTTACACGCTGGGGCGATATTCATGAAGGCGCAGTTATTGCAGAAACGTCACGGCGCCTTGGCCTTGTTGATGTGCAAGCAGACTTCGAGCAAGCGTTCTTCCACGACAAGCTGCCACTGGCGGCATCGCTGGACGGCATGGCTACCGGCACGCGCATGGTGAAAGAGGATCACGCGCAGGGCATCATCGTCCCCGGCGTTGCAAACGCATTCTCAACAGCCGACAAAAAATTGTTGCTGGAAATTAAGACAACGCAGCAAGCGCCAGAGGATCTGCCGCCACCACATCGCGGCGTGCTACAGCTACAGGCGCAGATGATGTGCGTTGGTGCAGACATGGGCGCGGTGTGTGTACTCTATCGCGGCTCAACCCTGCGCATTTTCCTGTACCACGCTGACGCTGGCGTACAGGCACGCATTGCACAGGCTATTGAAGAGTTCGAGCAACGCCGCGCAGACATAGACTGGTATCCGCTGATGAACCCGGCTGACGGCAACGTGGCCTACAGCCGTGTCGATGATGTGGCACAGCCTTTGGACGTATCAGGCGGCGAGGTTCAAGATGCTATCGAGGCTTTGCTTGAGGCGAAGCGCGCTAAAAAAGAATGCGATGAGGTTATCGCTGACGCAGAAACGGTGATAAAAGATTTTATGGGAAACCATGAAGAGGCAAACACCGTGGTAGATGGCAAGCGTGTGATAGTGAAGTGGGGCATGCGCAACATGAAAGCTACGCAAGAGAAGGTAGTGTCGGCAAAGCCAGCTATGCGCGTGCGTCAGAATGCTTTGACCGTGAAGGAGTTGGGTGATGCGTAAAATGGTGCATGGAGATTGCTTTGAGCAATTTAAAAACATACAGGACGATACCTTTGATGTTGTTTTAACATCGCCCCCATATAACAGAAAAAGAAACGACAAGTATGAGCATCATAAAGACGTCACAAATGACTATTTTTCTTTTCTGCAAAAATCAATAAAGGAATGCTTGCGAGTTTGCAGTGGCAATGTTTTCTTTAACATTCAAAAAAATAGTTACAACAGAAGCGATGTTCATAAAGTTATGGGTGCGTTTGCCAGTGAAATAATAGAGGTAATTGTGTGGCATAAGAGCAACCCAATGCCAAACCCTCATGTTATAAATGCTTATGAGTATATTTTGGTTTTGTCTGAAGCCAACAAATCCTTGAAGGCAAATAAAACATATACACTAAACCACTTCACAACCCCGGTATATTCATCAAACCCATATAAAAAAATACACCGGGCTGTTATGCACCCAGAGGCGTGCGCTTTTATCTTGCAAAATTTTTGCTCTAAAAACGACTATGTTTTTGACCCGTTTGCTGGCACAGGAACAACTGGCGTTGAGGCAATAAAGCTAGGTATGAATTTTTACGGCGTTGAGTTAAGCGAAGAATATTTCGATATAGCAAGCAAAAGGATTAGCAATGTATAGAATGACACCAGCCCAGCATCGCGTTCTGAGCGCCATACAGACGCTATCTGAGGCGCAGGGGTATGTTCCTAGCTATACACAGCTAGCGGTTACCCTGAACATCTCCAAGCAAGCTATCGGGAAGCATGTGGAAATCATGTGCGACCGGGGCATACTGCGAAAAACCTACGGCCAGAGACACAGCATTGAGGTCGTGAGGCAGGGGGCGCAATAGCGCCCCTTACTTTGTTAGCTTCTTGTACTTTTCGAATGACCTCATTCCACCCAAGCCGAGCATACCCAACAATATAGTCATTAAGCTGTCCATATCAAATGCTGGGTATGAAACGGGCGGGTATCCCATGTAAGCGGTCACCACATCTGCGGTAGGAAACAAAATAAAATGAGCGAATAACGCAATCCCGCAAGACCAGCCAATAAAGGGCCGCCATCCCGCCACAAAAACATTTCTGGACTTCGCTTCTTCTGCGTTGATAGCTAGCTGCCCTTTTGCTAATTCTTGGGCATGGCGCTCTGCCATCGTTGCCACCTGATGTGCCAACTCATTCTTCTTATCTTTATCCTCAACGAACTTGCCAATCAGCTCTGTGGCTGGGCCTATCAATGCTTGTAACATCAGTCTATAAACTCCAATATGTTGCCGTCTTGCACTTTAACTTTTAGCTCCTTGCATGACCATTTCTGGTCAAAGTTATTGGTGTGACCCACGTTGCGTTTAATCTTTCTGCGCACCGACAAGCATTCAGACAGAGATTGATAGGGCGTGTACTCTACCTTCTCGCCGTTCATCACCAATAATAATACAAAGGTTAGCTCAACCACCGTTACGCAACTTCTCTATATTTTCTTCTAAGCTAGTTATCCGCTTCTCGTAAAACTCTAGCGTGAGTTTCTGCTGTTGGTCGTAAGGTGCTTTGCCACCCTCTATCTCGTTCTGTAGCTTCTCTAACTCAGTCGCTAAATGCTCTATTAGCATGAACTGTTCGCTATCTGCTGGCAAGCTACCCATCTCGCCTCTAGGCCACTTGATGCGAAACTCTGTGTTCTGTTCCAAGTCAGACTGCATCATGGTCTGGTTTGTCTCTAGTGTGTTCAGCCTCTCTATCAAACCAAAGTAAGCCCACGTTGCTAGACTAGCCGCCGCAACCATACTGATAATGTTGCGTAACGGTAGTGCTACCTCAGTGTTTTCACTTAGCTTAGCTGCCATCTACTTCTCTGAGTTTAACCAAACCGCTAGGCTGCCTGTCATGGCACCAGTTACAACAGATATCAGGCTGGCCTGCTGAGTTGTTAAATCAGGCTGAGATAACGCCCACTCGATGCAACGTATGTAAACGCCTGTCATGCACAGCATCATAAAACGTGGCAGTATCTTTAGCTCTAATAGCTTTCTTGCTACATCTTCTGCGCTCATCAGTAACTCCACACGTTAGACCGGGGCGGCTTGGTGTATGTGTCTAGGTGTAAGAAACGATTGCGCCCGGACTGCGCCACGCCAATGCCGGTAAAGCCTAGCTCGAACGCTAGGCGCATAATGTTGTACGCGTCAGACCCATTGCACGCAATGTCTACGGCTAGCCCCATCGTGTGTATGCCCGGCCTGTCCTTGTCAGCCTCGACCGGGTGTGTCTCATGGCGATAGCCGCTGGTCACGGTCATGGCCTTGCCGTGCGCTGTGCGTAGCGCTTGCAACTTCTCCATGAAGCTGGCTTGCATCTCACACTTGCCGGTGTGGCTGCATGTAAACTCAGCCTCGCTAAAATTTGGATAGTTATCCCAGTTCATGTTTCACCTCTCACAACCGCTAGCGCATTGCGCCAACTATCTATCTCTATATCAGGGTCATCGAAGTGCCGGGGGTTGATGCGCTTGCTTATTGCCTTTACCTCATCAAGCGCTGTAAACAATACCCGGCGCTGGTCGATAGCCACTGATGCTATTATATCATACGACCCGCGTGCCGCCTTCTTTTTCTTTAGCCCTGCCCCATAGTTAAAATGATAGGTCGGTGCGCGCTTGTCGCTCTCATGCCGAATGCGGCAAGACTTCACTTGGATCCGCAGATAACCAACATCATCCCACGCTATCATGTCCACCATGTCCTGTTGACACAGGCTGGCGCCATTCACACCCGGCAGACACAGTGTGGCAGCGCACGCGATATGCTCACCTATTAACCCCGTTCTTGTTTCCCCCGCCAGCTTACAATCCTTTCAGATAAATTGCCCACCATACAAGAGCGGCAATCCCTACAAACCCTGCTATTAAGAAAACGCTTATTACAATAATTTCTATGATTTGTTTGTTGCGCTTGCGCTGGGCGGCTATCGCCGCCTGTCTATTCTTACGCGCAACCGCCTGATAGTTTAGCCAGTCTGTCCACAAGTTGGGCCTCCCGTGCCATATCATTAATTCCTTTAGCTCTTCTTCTTGCTTCTTGAATTTTTCAAGGTGCATAAATTCTGCGAGGTCGTTGGATGCAAATGGGCTACGCTTTTTCTTTTCCGCGCGCTTGCGCAAGTCCTCTGTTGCGTTGAC